CCACCAAAATAACGGTTTACTGTTTGTGCAAGACCACCAGCATTTTTAGCTACGCCAGTTGCAATGTTAATTGGCAACGCAGCAGCAGTTGTTAATGCCTGTCTAGTCCAATCTGTACCACCTGTGGTATTAGAACCATAAGATGATGTATTTAAAGGTATGCCATTAGCGTCATACTGTATATCCTCAGCAGACTGAGTGTACATATTACCTTGTTCAGGCTTTGCTTGTGCTGGCTTATCCCAAGGATTGCCGCCAGCCGAGGGTTTGTCCCAAGGATTAGCCATTATTAAACCTTTTCCCAATTATTTTGGTCATATTGGTCACCACCTTTAAAACGATAACCTTGACGAACTTCTCCAGCCTTAGGAGTGCCAGGCGCAGCAATTTCACCTTTTTGTTCTTTAGGTTTTTGTCCAAAACGACCTTCTTCAGCAAAATCTGTGTCAAAACCAAAACGACCTTCAGAACGCTTTAAGAAACGGTTTGTAGTTTTAGCGGCTCTTTCAACCCAGTTTTGCATAACTGATGGGGGAGCTTCATAACCAGGAAAATCTTTAATCATTTGCGCCATTTCTTTGTCTGAAGAAGCGCCTTTCAATTTAGAAAGATTGGTTAAAGTGTTATTAATTCCAATGTTATTTACTTTTGTTTGAGCATCTAAAGTTTTTGTTGGACCAGCCATTCTTCCAACTTTAGAAGTTGTGTAATCGGTTAATGAACCATAAGCATTATTAATATCATCACCAGATAACTGATTAAGTTTGTAAGCTAAATCAGTTGCTGTGTCATGTTCTGCACGAGCTTCATCAACAGCTTTTGCAGAATAAACTGTGCCAGTTGGCGCACGATAACGACCCATTTTGTCGTATTTTCCAACAGAAACACCATTGTTATTAACATTAGAACCCATTACACCATCACCACCACCATCTTCTCCTTTTAGTGGGCGATAAGGAGCTTGGTACATAACTTTGCCAGTTTTTTCATCAACCAATGCACCACCAGGGGTAACATTGTGTACTTTAGGCCCTGCAAACTCTTGTTCAGCAATTTTGCTTGCAATAGCTCTAGATGTTTCACCACCTTGAGGAGCAAGCAACGTAGCCAAAGCAAGTCTTTTGTCTGGTTGTGTAGCTGCTTGCACAGGAATATTGCCACCAGTAGGCGTTGGGCCTTGTTGTGTAAATTCTGGTGTGCCATAAAATTCATTTAAACCTTGTTGCAAATTAGCATTTTGTTTAAATTGTTGTGTTTGAAGAATATCTTTTTCTTTCTGTGCAAGTTCTCTTTCCATTGATTTGCCAGTATGAATATTAAGCAAATCAGCTAAACCTTGTAATGGACTAGCGCCAACAAAACGACCAGAAATCATTTGACCCTGCAAATTTTGTTTCATGCCAAGTTCTCTAAGGGATTTAGCAAGCGCTTTTTGCTCTGCTAAACCGATAATTTCTGGGTTTGTTTGGTCGTAAGTAGCCATAATATTCCTTAAACTCCTGACGAATAGTCAGAACCTGATGCAAGATAATTGAGTGGGTTTGCGCCTGCTGCATAAGTAGGGTCAGGCACAATATTGCCTTGAGCATCTTTCATTTGACCTAATGCTAAACCAGGCTTTTGTTGTGCCCTTAAAGCGTCAGCCATTGATTGCAATGGAGAACCTTGATTGCCTGCTAATGATTGCTGATTTAATGCTTTCATTCCAGCCATGTTTTGATTATATAAATCACGCTGACCACCAATGTTTTGCATTGTTGGGTTTTGACCGCTTAAATCTAGCATTTGTAGGTATTGTGCAATGTTATCCATGATTAACCGTATTTATTAATACCAGCACCAGCAAGACTAAATAAGCCGCCCATAGTCGCATTTGCTCTAGCATTTGCAGCATTGGCATTAGCTTGATTAGATTGATTTGATAAGCCCATTGCACCCAAAACATCAGCACCAGCAGTTGTAGCTTGTTGTGATGGATTTACATAATTAGGCGATGCAAAAGACTTAACATTAGACGCATAATTAAATGGTGCATTAAGGTTAGTCGTATATGTACCTTGTTGTTGTCCGTATGCTTGTTGATTTGCTTGTAATCCAACGCCCATACCGCCTGTAACCGCACTAGTTAGCTGGTCATTTTGTGACTGTGCAAGCAAGCGTTTAGCGTTGTTATAAGCCTCTGAACCAGGCATAATTCCTTGGTTAGCAAGCTGTTGGTCAGACATTTCTGTCTGGTGTTGCATTGTAGGCTGAAGTCTACGCATAATTGCGCTTGTGTAATCCTCTCCAGGATTAATGCCAGTAGAAGGCAATCCAGTAGGGTTAAATTGGTTAAAATCAAATCCACTTACAACGGCTTTTGATTTATCTACAGCGCCTTGCAAATCAGGTGCAACAGACTGCGTAGCAGTCCACATTGGATTGCCGTATGAATCAGTGCCAGATTGAGTGTAATTTAAGTTTCCATAAGGGGTTACTTGATTTACACGATTGGCAGCAGTTGCAACTCGAGCCGCAGCAAGATTATTTGCAGCAGTTTGATTAGCTGCGCTTCCATAATCAGGTGTCGCTACTGTTTCAGGCGACCCAAATAATGTGTCCGTTATTGGACTTAAAATACCTCCACCACCACCCATGTCAATCTCCTTTTAAAGGCGCTTTTATGTCGAGCCATCGACAATTTTCACGCCTCATAGCTAATATCACCAAATCCCCATCAATATGGGCATCTTCAATATACGCTTTATCAACAAAACCAAGGTGTCGGTCTAACTTCAGGGCTTCCTCATTTGTGGAAGCTACTGCCGCTAGTATAACCTTAACTTTCAATGAGTTAAAGGGGTAATCAAAAGCTGCCCATAATAAATCCCTACTAATCCAATTTGGCACTATTGAAGCTACATGCATACAACAAGATTTGTCTTGAAAATTGGTATAGGCAATAACTGCCATTACTTTTCCGTCAATTTCCTGTCCTATACACATGGTTTCTTTGCCAAATTGTGTACCTAAAACACCTGTAATCCAACTTCTTAGCTCTTCTTGATTCTCAGTTGTAACCCTACGCATTACAATACTGTACCTTTTTCCATTACATAATCGGTAGAAACCCAATGCACATTAATACCTTGGGACACAATATTTAAGTTTATTCCTGCGGCATAGCCTAAACCGCTTACACCTTGCCAATTACGGTAAATAATCAAATTACCAGACCAAACATAGTTATCCCATGTAGCAACATCCCAAAGGGCTGCTGTTGTTGGTGCGGACTGAAATGACACCTGACCAAGGTTATTTTGGGTTTGAAAGTCAGTATTAATACCAGCAAAAACACCAGGTGCGCCAGAATCTACTAAAAAAGTAGGGCGAATCATAGTAAAGCGTTTTTGTTGCCCTGGAAGGTCAAAATAGGTATAAGCCTGTTGGCAAGTACCTGAGATTGGTTGTCCGTCATCGGCATAACCATCCCAAAATTTGCCTACATAGCCGTTTCCACCAAAATAAAGGTCATCGTTATGCAATTCAAAGACTTTGGTGTTAATTCCAGTAAAGTTACACCAAGCCTTAGAAATGGTGTGCATTACATATTGCTCTGTGCCACTTGGATTAGGAATGTTAATAAGCAACATATTTGGTTTAGCATAATAGATAACTTGCCAACCGTATTCATTAGAATATGCGTCTGCTTCTTTACTAATCTCGTAATAAATTTTGTCTGTAATGTTGATTCTTGGGTCTAATCGGCTAGATTGCAATGCAGCAGCAAGGGGTACTAATCCGTCTTGAGTAAGTAAAAGAATATCGCCAGCAAATTTATAAAAGAATCTGCGGCTAAATATATAGCCCATTTGCCAAACGCCTTTTAAAGCCCATGTAGCAGCGTCTGTAGGGTCTGTTCCGTTATAAACAATAACCTCACCCATATTGGTAGCAAATACAGCATAGTCATCTGCGCCTTGACCAGCATCAAGAGTCCAAGTAGCCATGCCTTGTATAAAGCCACCATTTCGTGCAATACCGCCAAAATCTAATGGTAATGCTGCACCGCCCAAAGAACTAACAGGCATATACCATACTTTCATGGTATTTTTTTGAGTGAAATATAAACGATTTTTAAACAGATTTACATGAATAAATGTATTTGAATTAACTGTATAGCTTGTTCCACCACTTGTGCCACCAGTAATACCCAATACGGTATATGTACCAGTTGCGCCTGTTACAGTAGAAGTGCCAGTAGAAACAAAAGTAAATGCTGTAGCGCTAGTTACAGTAATTACAAAAGCGCCCAAAAAAGTAGCTTCGCTAGAAGCTGTAATAGTTACTCTATTTCCAGTTACTAAACCATGCGCTGTGGCAGTAGTTACAGTAGCTGTAGAAGAAGGACTTGTACGAGAAATGCCGCTAATTGTGGCAGCAGTTGTCGTAGTAGCCATCGTAAACCATGAAGTACCGTCAAATACGGTTACTGCATCAGCACCGTTACAAGCAACAATATAATCACCGCTAGTATTGGAAAAGTTTACATATTGAAACTTGTCATTAGTAATAGTTAATACTTTGGCAGCAGTTGGGGTATCACAATCGTATAATCCTGTGCCTGCCGCAGCAAAAATTTGTTGGCTTGAAACACCAGCATAATTCATTAAAGTATTAATTGGCGTAGTAATGCCAATCGTATAAGTTCCTACTACAGTAGCATTGGTAGCAGGAGTAGTAAGCGTTGTATAAGTAAAAGCTGTTGTAGTAGTTACAGTAATTGTAAATACACCGCTATAGTCAGCAGGAGTTGTACCTGTAATAGAAACTCTATCGCCAGTAGTTAAACCATGTGCTGTAGCAGTTGTTAAAGTAGCTACTTGTCCTGCATGGGTAATACTAGATATAGTCTTTACGCCAGTAGCAGTAGTTAATTGAGAATAGCGTGTGTAACCGCTTCTTAAAGTAACATCAGTAGGCGTAGGATACATATTGGTTAAAGTAACCGCATCTGTAGCAGGCATTTCAGCAATAGAATCCCTAGCGTTCCAGCCACCAATAGGGGCTGTTATAGACGCTGTATTAGCAGTAAAACCTTTTGGTTTTCCAAAAATCATGAGCCATAACCTGTATCTGGGATGTTAGCGTAACCAATAAGAACTTTAGATGGATAAGGAGCAAATGACAGATTAGGTGCGCCTTTGTCGTTAGCTTTAGCAATAGTCAAATAACGCTGATAATCTTGAGTTAAAGCAGTAGTATCAAATGCTTTAATTTGGAAGTATTTAAGTTTAGTGTAAAGCACCATAATACGGTCATCAAGAACTGTGGTATCAGTATCAGCAGTAAAGCTATTTTTAACAGCCCCATCAACACTTCTTGCCCAGCCTTTGCTTCTATATTCCCAGCCTAAATACTCTTGGGTATTCATAATAGGCCAAATTTGAAATTGACCATCAAGGATACGCCAGCGCACTCTTGGGCCAGTTGAAATGTAACCAGACTTTAGCCATTGCCATTGCTGTGCATCTTCTGGCCCTAACATTTCCCAATGTTTGGATTTATCCCATTGAGTGCGGTCTGTAATAGTTTCAAAGTCAGCAGGAAGGTCATAAGCGGTCTGGGCGCATACTACTGATTGCACTCCACTACCACTAGCTGTTTGACTCATAACGACTACTTTTGTAGTGTTATTGGCGCTGACAACATAAGTGTCTTGAGGAATGTTATAGCCTGATAACTGCCATTGGCTTGTAACATTGCTTAAATCTGTGCCAGCCGCAAAAGTTAATGTAGTAGAACCATTAACAGTTGTGGCATTGGCGGTTAAAGATTGTGTGTAAAAACGATATTGCACCTGCAATGCTTGCCAATCGTATTCTTTCAATAATTCATAGCCTGCGCCATTCATTAAAGCCAGAATTTGCTGTACATCGGTATTTGGATTACCAGCAACAGAAGTGGAAGTAGCCAAGTTTAATTCCGCTTGGACTTGATTCACTAATTGGAGCATTGTTTGGGACATATTAAGCCTCGGCTACTTTTGTTTTGCGTGTTTTTGGGGTCTTTTCCGCAACAGCCGCAAGTAGCGCTGACATCTGCTCTTGCATAGCAGCCAGCTTCGCATCTGTTTCTGCCTTGATTTTATCATTTTCTTGGCGTAATGCTTGCATTTCTGCTTCTCTTTGTGCTACTTCGGCAGAATCGTTAGCTAAATTCAAAAAAGCCTTGGCTTTTAAGCGGAAATTAAATGGTGACATTCCTGCCACCATGCCAATACGCTGTAATTGCTGGTCAGAACAGTCTGCAATAGACTCTACTGTTTGAAACTTGAGTCCACGCAATTCGTCAGCTTGGCTACGAGTAATCTGAGGCCATTGGTCTAAAGGCGTACCAATAACATCTTCGTGGTTTGCTACTTGGTTTTGATAATGTGCCCATTGACGAGGAAAACGCTGTTTATGGGACTCTTGGGCGTATGTGTCAATTTCTGTCAAATTATCGCCAGGAATCATAATACGGACAAAATCAAATTCTTTAAAAATCGGTCTACCAGCTTCGTCTGAAGC